TGAATCCTGTTCATATTTTTCAAGATTTTTTGCAATTTCATCATATTCAGAAATGTGCATATCTTGAGACTTACACCAAAGTCTAAAAGCAGAAGATTCTTGTAGAGGCTTATACGCTATCATATAATAAATGCCATCTTCCCCTAAAATGTCTTTACTTGCTTGAATAACCGGAGTAACATTGGCCCAGTTAAGATCAATATCAGGAAGACTGCGGCTGCTAATAATACGTTCTGCAGACATAAATCTAGTGGGATAAAGCTTGATGGGTGCTGATATTCTATCAACTTCCGTCAATCCAAGAAGCTTATTGACATAAAAAGAAACAGCACTGCCTCTTCCACTTCTAGTCAATATGGCGTTATACTCTTCCACGGCCTTTTTAACAATATAATGGTCAAGGATAAAATAATCCGCCATACCACAATCTTCTATGATTTTATATTCATATCTAATTTGTTCTATATATTCTTTGTGCCGCTCTTTGGGGATGTGTTCCTTTTCTTTTTTCCAAGCCTCATTGATAAGTTTTTTTAATATAGTATTACTATCTCCATCAACTACTTTGGGTATTTTAAATTCTTTGTCTATATTAATTCCTTCGGCCTGATCAAATATAAGAGTATTATTTAATGCCTCGATAATTTCATCTTCATTTAAAACACCTTGAGCCCTATATCTTTCAATGATAATATCGGAGTCAGGATAATCAAGACAAAATCCACTTTCCTCTTCATATATAATCCCCTTAGCTTTTAAGAAGAGGTCTCTATATTTGACGTCCTCGGGTTTGATATAATGCGAGTCATTAGCATGAATAATGGGTATACCATTCTTTCTATGAAGTTCGATTATCTTCTGATTATATTCAATTTGCTTTGGGTCATTATGACACTGAACTTCGAGCAAAAAATTACGCCCAAAATGTTTGTATACTGGTTCAAAAAACTTATCTTTCCATCCATCTTTAAACATTCTTCCTGCAACACACGCAGATGTAATTACTACTTCTTTTGGATTTAAAGAAAGTAAAAGATTAAGATCTATCCTGGGCTTATAATAAAATCCATCTGTGTTAGCTACAGATAGAATTTTATTTATTTGTCGTCTTGCATTCTCGGTAAGCGCAACTATTATAATATGGAAAGAAGCACGATTATTCTTATCATTTATATCATCTACATAATATGCTTCTACACCATAGATGCACTTAAAGTCATTCTGCTGACACAGGGTAAATGCCTCATAAATATTGCCCTGAAATCCATGTTCAGTTGTAAAATATGTATTATGCCCTAATTCTTTTGCTCTATTTATGTAATCAATAGGCTTAACAACGCAGTCTAATGTGCGTAAGTTACTATACATTGTATGTTTGTGATAGTTATTATACCTCATACATTGTCAACCTTTCATTAATTTTGTATTGTGATTATATCACCGTTCCTTCAATCTGTCAATACCTCATAATCTTGAATTGTTAACTGTTTATAGCCATTTCTTCCATAATGCGCAAATTCTATTGTGCCAATGGCCCTAAATTTGCCTTTGAAGTTCCAGTTGCCATTATAATTCCACTTAACAAATATCATTCCTGTTTCATTGTCGATAATTTTTAAATGCTTACCCTTGGACATATTGCCCACCTCATAATCATCCGTCTCAATCATTACAGTAATCGGCTCAAACCCAGTGCCGCTGATCCTATTAAGAGAATTTAAACTTTTTATTAAATTGTCTGTAATTTGATCTGCATTGAGCTGAATATCTGCATTTGTTTCGCTTACAAATTCTATGTCTGCAAGCTGCTCTAAAATAGAAGTCTTAAATTCCTCAAATTGATTAATGGGAATTCCTATTCCAGCCGCGTTCTCATGTCCAGAGCAATATCCTATACCTGTCCTGTCGCAATATTCTTTAAATGAAGAAACACCTACTGCCCTCATTGAACCTTCGTAATTATCTCCACGCTTTTTAAAAATGCATAAAGGTCTATTCCATTTTTCAAGAAGTTTATTGCCAATAAGACCACTTACACTTGCCTCCGTATCATCTGGAATAAAGAAAAACATACATTTATTATTTGCTTGAGCAAGCGATTGCTCTTCTAAACTGGGCATAATTCTTTCTACTATTTCATTTTGCTCTTCTCTGCAACTATTTAAGCTTTTAATAATTTCAGAAACTTCATCCTCATCATCTGATAAGAAAATATTTAGTGCTAATTCATTATTATTTGTCCTATTGGCGGCATTAATCTTTGGGGCTATGCCAAAACTTATATTCCTAGATACAAATGCATAACTTCCGTTAATCTTCTTAATTCCTAAATTATGTAAATTTTTAAATGCTTTATTACAAATGGCTCTATTTTCAGGAGAAACCATAGAACACATATCTGCTACTAATCCTGTGGCCGCAAGATCTACAAGATTGTCAGAAAAATCATCTAAATTAAGATAATCTATATACTGACATAATTTCCATGTCGTTGCCGAGCCGCTTAAATCAGGATTACCATAACCAACAGCCGAACTTACAAGGGCAATACCAAGGTTACAGATTTCCTCATAAAGTTCATCCGTGACAAGATGGTGGTCGGTAATTACAACCTTAAATCCATTATTAATTAAATTTTTATAAGGCTCTATAGAATTTTGTATACTATCCACAATCCAGATAATATCAATTCCTTCTAAATCTGATATATGCAACTCATCTATGCCATGTTTTTTACCCTCATTTATACCAACCTTAACATCCGCGCCAAGATATTTTAAATATCTAGTTGCTATGCTTCCAGCGCTCACACCGTCTACGTCAACATCATAATGTACATAGAACTTTTTATTATTCTCAATTCCATCTAATATTATATTTGCTGCTTTATCAATATTGCACAAATCCTCAAATGGCAGAATATCTTCCTCACTTGGATGTAAAAATGCAGAAACATCATCTATGCCGCGATTTTCCAATAATGTTTCTACTATTTCTCCATATTCTAACTCTCTGCCGTCAATTTTTATATTCCATTTCTTTTTCATTTATATCACCAACTATCATAAAAATAACATTCTACTTCTGGATGCGCCTCCATATACATCTTAAGCCATATCAAATTTATAATACTCTGCTGAATATTATCCTTAGCTTCATCGTACTCCCATATTGAATTTGCATTATCCTCATAATATTCCTTGTCTAAATATTTCATAAGAATCTTTATGAGCGGGATAATGTCTTCTGCGTCAACTTGAGTTCCGCTATTATTATTTTCCATGCAGTGTAGCTTCGCAAGAATTTCCCCACGAAGCCCCCAGTATTTTCTAAAATATGCGATTTCTTGACGTTCACGGTCGTCGTGCCATCCCCAGGGCAATTTTATCCAAGATGGGACATCGTTCTTTTTAATGTTCTTTATTTCAAATCCATTATCAAACCCCAAAATATTCACTCCTTAAACTCTATTAACTGCTCTTTCATAATTTCTTCAAACTTCTCTTTGCCCATATCTGTTGGGCTGGCCTTAAGAGGCACATCAATGTCTATAGTGCTATCCCAATATAAAATCTTAATATCTCTCATAAATGAAGATGACTTTATAAGATTTATATTCTTAATAATTTGATTGGTGTCTATACCCTCATCCAATGCTATAATTATCCGATCTGGATGAAGCTGCAACAATAATTTGGCCTGATTTTCACTTAAATTATTCGAGCCAAGTCCTACGATATTTTTATATCCAAAGGTATATGCTTGCATGCACGCCTTTTCTGATTCAACTACTATTACATCGCTTCCGTATAGATATTGATAACACTGTGAATAGTTAAAAAGAGACGATGATATATTGCCCCCAACAGGATAATAATACTTACCTATGCCTTCTGGTGGATTCCCATTATAACGACTTTTTAAAGCTATTATTTCTCCCTTATCATTGCGCCAAGGGAAAATAATCCCGTTATTTTCTATATCAAAACATACATCATAAAATCTCTGTGTCTCCAGAGATATTCCGTCTTGCATCCACAACTTATTTCCTACTTTTAAATATTGGTCTAATATAGATTCATCATAAGTTTTTATTACTGGTTTAGTTTTATATATAACTTTGTCGTAGCATCCAAAAGGAGTGCGTATTTTACTCGGTGCCTTCCAATCATCTGTTAAATTTAGTAAACATTTGATTGATTTAAGTACCGTCTTAAAGTCTGTATTTTTTTCCGTAATAATATATGAAATAATATCTTTTCTGTCTCCGGTAACAAAATCTGTTACAATAAGATAATCATTATTAACTAATTTAATTCTTATATTTTGTCCGCCGCTTTCGTTTCTAGCGAAACGCATTTCATTGTTGCGGATATTTATATGACAAAACCCAAACTCTGTAAGAAGGGAGATAAGTGCATTATGGTCTGAAAGTAATTGTTTTTTTATTTCTTCAATCATACATTAATCTCCCTCCTCGTTTTAATTTTGTATTGTTAAAATATCATATATTCAAAAATTTGTCAAGATGTTAACCGTTCATAATTTTATGTGTCGGTCGGCACTTAGATGTTTCATAAAAGCTGCAATAGTCACCATCATATCGGATAAGATATGCCACACCTGAATCTCCTGAATCTATTCCTCGTCTTGACTTTTCTACAAATAAACATCTATATACATTTTTAGGATCTGGCAAATAATCTTCTTCGTACCATTTTTCATCATCACCCTTTTTGCTTCTAAAGGGTTTTAAATCATAAGGAGATCCAGTAGTTAATTCTTCTGGATATACTTTGCGGAAAAGAATTAAATTAGACAAAACTTCCTTTACTGCGCGGCTATTACTCAAACACGACGCATCCATCCACAATCTTCCTAAAGAGTTTATGGCTAACTGGATTGTCATAAGCCCAATAACATTATATCTCTTCGCTATAGCATCCAAATCTTTACTATCAACAACAAGTTGCAGCCAAAAATTATCTCCAGTTCCATTGGATGTAGTTATCTTAAATGTATCCACCAAAAATGTAGTAATTCCATCTCTTTGTATGTGTTTCTTAATTATGCGGCAGGTCAACTTAGAGTCTGCGTCGGATAAGGCTACCATTTTAATTTCTTTAGCATAATGTTTGCGCCAATACTCTCTGGCCTTTTTAATCATTATTTTATCTTCTTCACTAAGGCTGCCGCTAGCCAATTTCTTTTTAGGCAGTTTATAATATCCGAAATAACGAGATAATATCCACACCAAAAATCCTTGCTTAAAATCATTAAGTCCCATTTCATTACTAACAATAAGAATCTTTTCCCCTTTTTCTACTAGGGCCATCAAAATTCCAATCATAAAGGTTGTTTTGCCAACGCCTGAATGCGCTCCAAAGGCAGAAAGTGTTCCGCTTTTAAGCCCCAATATATTATTTGAGAGAAATGGGAATAAAGATATTTTATCTCCGTTGACATCGGCCCCTGCATCCGCAAAAGATACTCCAACCTCTACGCCAGTCTGTAGACCATCAATAAATTCTTCATCAAAATCAATATATCCTTCTTCTATAATTTTATTTGAAGAGACTGTGCCTAATGTACTAAGTTGGCTCTCATAAAAATCTAATACATCTTGAGAAGTAAACTTTTCAAAATACTTATATGGGACAACTTCCTTCCCATTGTCCAGCATAACTGGATCTAGCAAGTTAAATCCTTTATCGTATAGTCGTAAATAAATATTATTTTTAAGTAAAACATCGAGAAATACATCAAAATTTTTCACGTTACATATATCAATTAAAGATTGAACACCGCTCCATCCTCCAAATTCGTCAAGCTTTTCTTTTACGCTTTCATTAGCATTGGTAAGAACTGTTACTTCATCTGCAATTGTGTAACCCTTATCTCTTAGTCCTTTTAACAGTGAAAATAAAAATCTTCCATCTTTAGTTACGTAATCTGTCACCTTTAACATGGAGTCGTCAAGAAGCAACAAATCTTTTGCAATACATCCTATTGTGTTTGCCTCAATTTCACGACGCTTATCAAAGAATTCTACAGGATACTTATCCCAAACCCCAACAATAAAATCATTTTTATTGGCTTCCAATTAAATCACCTCGTCTTCTAGTTCTGCCAAGCTTTTACGTCTTTTTCTAGTGCTTCTTACCGGTTCATATATCTCACAATCTACACTTATCTTTTCTGGTTCTACTTTTGTCTTAACTGTATAATCGGCCAACCCATTTTTCAAAATCGTAGATATATACATAATACGAGAATACTCTGTACTATCTAGTCGTTCCAATTTATTTTTAAGATAGCCCTTATTCTCTTGCAAATATGCAAGAATTTTTTCATCGCTGCAAATACCTCGCCACAACTTCATTTCTCTAAACAAGGCGCTATTTTGTGTTCTAAATCCAAAGATATCTACAAAGGTTTCATAAACGGGATCAATCTTTCTCTGCTTCTTTTCCTCTGCTTTCATTTTTTTATCTTCTCGCGCCTTCATATGTGCAGAATAATGAGATTCATCACAATAATAGAATCCCTGTTGAGGAGAAGGAAATGCGTCTCCTTTTTCAATTTGATTTTTACAATATCTGCATGTAACCTTCATGTATACCTCCTAAAATAAAAAATTAGGGGAGGTTGCCCTCCCCTATTTGTTTTAGGCCAGAGCCTTTAGAATTGCCTGAAGCTTCTCCTTGTCGTGTACCGCATCAAGCTTGTCTCCGTTGAGAATTTCTCTTACCTTTTTCTTGGTTTCTGCATCTGCGACCTTAAATAGAGGTCTAATCTTTACCTTTATTTCATCTTCGTCAAAGTCTTCGCCTTCATCAATGTCATCTTCTACGTCAAAAGGAACTTCATCATCGTCTTCATCATTTGAATAATCAAGACTTTCTACCACATCATCATTTACCTCTTCATCGAGTTCGTCTTCAATTACTTCAGGCTTAATAACTTCCTTTTTCTTCTCCTTTTTCTTCGGGGTGTCATTGGAATTCGCCTGCTCTTCCAGGGCCTCTCTAACAGCGGCAATGAAGTTTTCTGCACCGAAATCAACCTTTGCTGCGATAAATGGGAAGTGGCTCTTGCAGTCAACTGCATTCTCAGTATCAGCAAATACCATAACTCTCTTACGGTCTGCAAGCTGTCCAATCTTATTCATCTTCTTGGTGAATGCATTTTTCTTTTCCTCAATATTATCTACGGTGTTCTCCGTATAACACATAGCTACAAGATTTACCTTATCTTTTAGTGCATTGTAATACTTATTATCAAGATTACAAGTTAGCTGCTCAAACTGAACCTTGGTGATAATATCTTCCTTGAGCTTAGTCTTGGTGTGTCCAACAAGGAGGAGGGAATAGCCTGCATTCTGCAGCTTCATAATCTGATTAAGCATCAGATCACAGGCCCTACTTTCGCCCTTTTGATATCCCTTATATGCCTGCGCAATTGACTTAGCTCTATCATTAATATCACAAGTTTTATTCCACTCTGCGACAACATAACTTTCTGTAATTCTTGCATATTCATCCATTGAGTCTATTGCTACAAACTTGGTATAAGGATACTCCTCCTTATTATCGCAAAGTTCCTTTACAATCTCGGTGAAGGTTTTGAAATCAGGAGCAACGCCACCAAAAGCGCCATTAATATGCTTGGGTTTATTTTCGACGCCACAGGTAATAATAAAAGTACCTTCGTTATTGCCCGTGATTAGCTTTCCGATTTCATAAACCATGGTGGTCTTTCCGATACCACCAATACCATTAATAATATAACTATAATCTTCGAAATTCTTACTTAATTCATAAGTCTGACCAAACTTTCTTGCCATATATACACTCTCCTTTACAGAATATCATCATCATCGTCATCGTCTATAATGTTTGATTTCATTGTTGCAGGCTTCATATCCGCTATAGTATAAGTGGTGTCTTCCACGGTCTTTTTGTGCACATTAATACCGACAAGTCTAAGCTCAGTAATACGGTCTCCTATTTTGTTGCCACCAAGTGCCGCGATAACATCTTTCAGCTCCAATAAACCATCATCAATATCCTGCTTAGTTTCATCATCTAGATCATCATAGGTTAATCCGATAATCTCTGCACCATTAATGACATCTACCACAAGTCCAATATTTTTAATTTCGTCGTTCTCTGCCACGAATTTTCTCTTCACACCCCTGAGATTCTTTTCGTCTCTGATTACAATAGAAATAGGCATAAACCCATTGTCCTTTAGAGAGCTATCATAATAAGTGGTAAATCCATTAATAATTGCCATTTTATTATTCTCAAAGGAAGAGTCATCGATACAGTTTTCTCCAAAATAAAAGTCAATATTCATGTGAGCATCAATATCAACATCTTCTTTTGCAAGTTCAACCTTATTGACATGGTAATTCACATAAAATCTTCCTTTATCTGGACTATATTGGACTTCCTGGACACCGGAAATGCGAAATATGCTATCCTTAATCTTTTCAGAAACAACAACTTTGGCCATATATTCAGCAAAATCATACTCGCTTAAAAATACATGTCTTCTCTGATTGCTCTTTTCAAGGGCCGCCTTTGCTTCATCAAGTGACTTGCATTCAATTTCTGTCATCAAATCCTCTGTAATGCTTCCGTCATTAAATGCCTTAATAGCGTCCTGTAGACGATATCTCTTTTTAGAATCTCCTAGGTCTACAATAAATTTCCTAAAGCCTGCTACGCGAGCTATTTCCTTTTCATCAAAGCGCTTAGACCAAGGAATTTCAATTTTTTCTCCCTTAACTACATTTCCATTAACATCAGTGGTTGTTTTACTAAAAGTCTTAATACTGCTATTGCGGCTATCGTCCTTCCACTTGCCGCCCTGAACAAGACATGCAATACGATTAGTGCCAGAGGCACAATTAAATCTAACTATGTGATTAACCCACCCTGAGTTATATTCCCTTACTTCAATAGGTATAAAACTATCTGTTGGCTTCATAGCCTGGATTTTACCAAAAAATTCAAAATTATTCGGCATTTTATCATTCCCTTCTAATTAATTTTGTACTGTTTTAATAAATAAAATATCTTTCATCTTTGGCGTAATCGAATAACTCATAAAAATCTAATATGTCTTCGCCACACCATAATTGCTTAGTCTCTTCTTCACAATGCGTACAATAAATTTCCCTATATACACTATCAGAGTCTATCTGATATGAACGATCTATATAATGAATTTTCCCGCATATGGAACATTGCCAATAGGATTCTTTCTTCATATTTTCGCTTGATGCCAAGTGACATTTCAGCTCCCCTCCTTTCAGCTTGGGCACATAGCCTTTACTATATGCCCATTTTACCATACAAAATTAATTTTGTCAAGAGGTTATTGTTATATCTATTTCCATGTTTTTACCACTAATACTTATTTTATCTTTTGCGACATTGTAATCTATTACATCATTGTCGCATATATAAATAGCTTGTCCCCCACAACGAAATCCATAGCCAGATTTTATTTCTGGATCAAATTTCATTTGGATATGTTGACTCCCCCAAAGTCTGTGCTTGGTATAAATATCAACGCACTTCCCTCTCATCTCTTCTAGTGCTTCTTTTAATTTTATCATGCTTTCAGCCCCTTTATACGTAAGTTATACATACATCTTACCATAATTTTCTGTCAATTTCAAGAACAAATGTTCGGTTAGATTTACCAATTAATTTTGTATTGTATTTTAATTAATGAGCAAATATTTATATATATTGCTCATACTTTTGATAAATATTATCAATCCAATAATCACCAAACCCATATTTCTTTCCAAGTTTTTCGCCTTGTTTGGTTTTTAAAAAATCCCTTAATCCCAATTCCCTTTCTTTCATGCCCAGTTGAAGATAGTGCCATAGTCC